AAAGCTTCAGCGTCTTAATACCATCGCTGAAGACATTAAAAAGAAATTCCTGAATCTTGACGATCAGATCGACAAGTTTAAAGACATGATCAGCCCGTGGTATGTATCTCCGGAACTCTGCACTCGCCCGACAGTGATTAACCTTTGGGGTATGACTGGCGTTGGCAAGACCGCAATGGTTCGCGAATTTGTGGATCGACTCGGGTTACGAGAAAGATTCCGCGACCTTATCTGCACAAGCAAAGGCGGATACGGCGACCTTCGTTCTATTGTAACCGGATTGCTCGAACAAGATTTCGATGGCAACGGTCAGGCGGTAGTCTTCATCGACGAATTCCAGAATGTAATCACCCGTGGATTTATGGGTACTCGCGCTGCTAACTGCGACAGCTTCCTTTGGGAAGCCTTGTCTGATGGCCGAATTACTGTCAACATCCGCAAGATTGACTTGATTGAACGTGTTGCTAATCTTCGCAATATTGTCCGTGCTCAAAAAAGCGGCAAAGAAATTTGCGAAAGGGTTCATAGAAGTCTTTGGGAAATTCAGCGGATGCGCCGAATGTACAATGTTAAGGGCAAGAGTCTCATTGAGCTAATGTCTTTGACGTTTGAAGACGAACTCAAGCTTGCCGAACAGTCTCTCGAAAAATTCAGCGACCTTACGTTCTACATTGACTACACAAAGGTTCTCTTCATTATTGCCGGAAACATGGACCAAGTGTTCACTGAATCTAACGGTGTGTCTAGCGTAGAAGTGGATGCTGATGCAGTGTACCAAAGCTCTAAGAAAGTAACAATCTTTGATATCAAGCGTGGTTTGGCTATGCGCTTGTTCCCTGAAGAAGTTGCTCGTCTCGGTAACAACCATATCGTCTTCTACAGTCTTCGCAAGAGAGACTTTGCTAAGCTTATTAAGGATAAGCTTGCGGCCATTACGGATTCAGCTCTGAAATCTTCCGGAATCAAGATCACTTTCGATCCGTCTGTCATGACGATGCTTTACCGCAATGGTGTATTCCCGGCCCAAGGTACCAGACCGTTGTTCTCGACTATTCAAGGATTGATTGAGAGCAACATCCCGAAGTTGATCTTTACAGCTGCTGAAGCCGATAAGGAAATCACTATTTCCTATGACGACGAGAAGTTTAACTTGGTAACGTCCAACAACATCACGATTCCGTGCTTGGGCGGAGTGGACGAAGCTCTGAACCGTCTGAATCGCGACAAGGACGAAAAGCGTTGCACTTCTGTTCACGAAACTGGTCACGCTATCGTCTATGCTGAAACCTTTGGGGCTATTCCTCAGACGATGGTAAGCGTGGTGGCCGACAGCAATGTTGCAGCTGGCTTTATCTCTACCCACTCCATCCGTCATACTCGTACTACGATTGAAAACTTTATCGCTACATCTGTAGCCGGTATGGTGGCAGAAGAAACTGTCTTTGGTAAGGAATTCCGAACCGTCGGATGCTCTTCTGACCTTGTAACCGCTACTACTCTTGCAGCAAAGTTTATTCGCCGTTTCGCCTACTCTGATAAGTATAAGGCCGTTATCGGCGGTGACATCAACGAGTACAACGCTATGGGCGAAACTAGCGAGCTTATCAACCAGATAGTCACGTCTTGCATTGAAAAGGCTAAACAGATCATCATGGACAACATCGAGCTTTTAAAGGAAATCTCCGATGTGATGTTCGAAAACGGAAAGTGTACGCCTGAAGAATTCTTGGAGATTTCTACCAAGCACGGTAAGAACTACAAGATTCTTGACTTCAACGCCAAGATCACTCCGAACTTCTGCGAACGCTACAAGCTCTTTGCTGAATCCAATGTTCGTGATATTACCGAAATCGCTAACGAAGCCGCCGACTGCGCAAGCTTCTTTGAGGGCGCAAAGGCTAATGTCAAGTACACTCTGGCCAGCGAAGACGTAGATCTTGCTAGCACAAAAGCCGCCGTTCAAAGTGGAATGTCTCTTTCCGGTCAGGAAATCTTGGATGAAGTCAATAGCTTGTGGAAAGACTAACTCTATAATGAGAGGGTAACTCTCCTTTTTGGGTTAACGTGAAATACAACTGCCAAGACCTTTTTAGCCATTTGGTCTTGGTAGTTGTATTGCTTATTCTATAGTATCGAACTTTTCTATGAAGACGGACTTGTTTGAGTCTACTTTACCATTTTTACCTCATATAACACTGCCGTAAGACTAGCAATGGTCTTACGGCAGTTCGGACCCACCACTATGAATACAATGGAATATCTCTCTACCCCTATGCTTCGGCGGTCATGGCAAAACCTAGCCATGTATCCAGACAGCAACTTTAGGACATTCCTTATTTCTGCCTTTAAAGCTAAAGGAGGAATCCTTATCGTGGCTGATACAACTACTGGTAACTTCTGTCTTACTAGGCTTGGAAATGCCTTACAAGCCTTTTCAGATTGTAGTAACCTCAAGATAAATGTCCTAGAAGAAGCGAAGAAATTTGCTTCATTTGTAGGAAGCGGAAAGCCAATGGGCGAATTCGTAAAACTCGAAAATAATGCTTCGGATTTATCTGACAAGATTATTCAGCGCTTAACTGCGCCTGAATGTATTTGCGAGGCCATGATATTCTATGACGAACTTATGTCCTTTCCGGAATTCACTTGCCACACATCTGCGGCTGAAGACCTAGAAAGAATTTACAAAGGAATTTTCCAATAGCTTTATATTATAACACGCTGTAATGTTACAGCTGAAATAAGGAACATAATGTCCACATTTGAAATACTTACAGAAATCAGAACTACAGCCGGGGCCGCCGGGAAAAAGGCCATCCTTCGCAAATACGCCAATGACAATACATGCAATATTGAATTGCTCAAGAATCTGTTGGTGTCAACCGCTAAGGAAACTGATGTAAGGTATGGTGTAAAAGCTCTTGAAAAGGTTCCGCCCGGAACCAAAACCTTTGAAGAAATTTCAGAAGAATTGTTCATCCTTCTCGATGATCTAGCTAACCGTCGTCTCACAGGTAATGCTGCTAAGAACGCTTGCAAGAACCTTCAAACGCAAATGAACGCTGATGCACAATGGATATTCAGCGGAATCATTGCTCGTAATCTTAAGATAGGTCTTAGCTCTGAAAGTATCAACGAAGTCTTTCCGAAGTTAATCTCTGTTTACAAAGTATCTAGAGCTCACCATCTGAATGATAAGTACCGAGAGATTATCCGTTGCAATCCAAGAGAATGGTTCATGAGCCGAAAGATGGATGGCATTAGAACTAACATCTGGTTTGACATGAAGGATAACGTCGCAAGCAATGTTAGAATCTTCAGTCGCGAAGGTACACCTATTCTTACCTTTGACAACCTTAAAGCTCCGGTCTTAGAGACCTTTAATGACCCCGATAAAAATGCCTTTGTAATGCCAGATGGCACCTACATCCTTGACGGAGAGACCTGTATTATCGACTCCGAAGGAAAGGAAAACTTCCGTGCGATTATCAGCGAATGGAATAAAAAGAATCACACGGTCGAACACCCATTCTTCATCGTATTAGACCTTGTTACCGAAGCAGAATGGAATGGAACTGAACAATCGCCTGTCTTCAAAGAGCGAAATGAGTTCCTTAATGCCCTAAGTTGGGATAGCCAATTTATGAGAGTCCTTGAGCAGATACCTGTAACAAGCATCGAACAGGTAGACGCCTTCCAACAGCAAGCCGTTGCAAACGGTTGGGAAGGTTCTATGCTCCGCCGTAACAGACCGTATGTACGTGGCGAGAGCTGGGATATGCTTAAGAACAAAGGCGTTTATGACGCCGAATTCCGCGTTAAGAGTCTTGAAATTAGTGACCAGACTTTCAGCGTGGTTGGAAAGGGCCAACAGACCTTTAACTGCGTCGCAGCGCTCATCATCGATTTCGATGGATTCGAAGTGCGCGTTGGCGGTGGTATGAGCCTTGAAGAAAAACTTTATTGGAAGGATCATCCGGAAGAAATTGTTGGCAAGCTTGTCACAGTAGCTTACAACGAAATCTTCGTATTGGAGGATGGATCCAAGAGCCTTAGATTCCCACGCCTGAAGGCGGTCATCGGAACTAAGCGTTTAGCCTAAAAAATAAAGCCTACCCTTGTGGTAGGCAATATTTTTTTTTTTTTTTCTACTTAGCAATAAGGACTCGGTACAATTCTACCACGTAGTCCGTTATTTCTTTGCATAGAATCTCAGGAACGATTGTGTTTTCGTTTCTGGCTCGATTCAACCAGTAAAGCTCTTTGTCGACCTTGAAGTAATTTAGCGCATCGACAGCTTCTGGGATCTTAGAAAAGTTTGCATCCGGGATATGGTTGCCTGTACTATTCAGTCTGATAGAGATCTTTCCATGATCCTTGGTAATTCCGTAGAATGCAAATTTGCGGCTTGTCTTAACTTCATAGTTGTTGTAGAAGAGAGTAAGGCTTTCGCCGCTAACGAGATTTTCGACCGTTGCCACCTTGTAATCTTCGGTGTTGGTCAAATTGTAATTTCGTTGAGTACCGGTCACCCCGTTTTGGAAGGAATTAAGGGCGTCGTTGTAATTGTTGCTGTTACCTTCAAAGGCGTTAATGCACATTATCCCAAATGGCATTACGCACGGAAGGGTACTTTTTCTGTAATAGCCGTAGTCAAGATTAGTTGGAAGGATGTCTTCTGAATAATTACCCTTGAAGACTTCTAAGAAGTTCTCTACATTTTGGTAGACTTTCTTTCCGTCATATCCGAAATTGGTGACTGGAAGAGAAGAGCCTACGAGACGGTCAAGATCCATCGTCCTAAGAATTCTATTTCCTTTTTCGTTTTTAAGATCGATAAGCATCTTATTGGAGTTTTCTACACGAGATTCTACAATCTTGTGCTCGTCTCTTAATCTTGGATCAACATCTTCCTTACCCCAGAATCTTTCCGCAATCCCTTCGTCCGTTATATTTTCTGGCGGATCGGCGATTATGGCATCTCTTGTCTTATAGCTTCTGGTTAGCAAATCCCCTGATTCTGTCTTGAGCCTTAAGATGATAGACGAGTGATGTATTGTCCTGTGCATCTCTAAGGTGATAATTCCTTTGCCCGGTATTTTAGCATCTGCGAACAAGTGCCTTCTTTGTATATTTTGATCCGAGAAGTTCTTGACGAGATACTCGTTTAAAAACGTGCGTCTTAGCCTTTTCATTAGATTTCCTCCATCGCAAAGGATTTACAAGATCTTACTATCTGAGAAGTCTTTACTACAAGCGGAGCAACGATATCTGCGATCTTCTTCATGGTATCGGGGAATATCGTAGCTTTGTAGAAATGTTCTGCATTGGAATTCACAATTTCAACAAGTTCAAGAGTCTTTCTGTAGATCGGATTCAAAGTCGTTCTGAAAGTGCTGATATCCATCAATTCGTTCTTTCGATGGTTGATTGCGCTTGTAGAGAACAGGCCGTCGATGCTATACAGGATATCATCTCCAGATCTCCAATATTCTGGCGATCTTCTTCCTCTGTAGACATCACTTGGTTTACTATACAATTCTGCGATCTTTTCTTTCTGGAAAGGGGCAAATAGATCGTCGCTAGGGATTTCGTAGGCCTTCTTTCCCATAAGTTCTTTATAGCCGGTGCTAGTCATAACATTGGCAATCCTTCCGATATTGCCGCTTTCCATATTGCTTGCTCCGGCCTTTCGGACATCACGGATTACAGCGATATGGTATCGGTCTAACCAGAAGGCAAAAGATCCAAGAGCAGGTACGGACAATTCCGGAATAAGCATTTTCTCAACGTCCGTCGGATTGTATGGATCTAATCCTTCCGGATAAGTAAAGCTTTCGAATGAGTACATGCAACCGTTTGATATATAGTCTCTGTTTCCAAAGAAGACAGGAAGATAATTCCCTTCTTCGTCAAAGTTAAAAGATAGCGTGGTTTCTTGGCAAAACAGATTTTCGATTTCTACGTTTAAATGGAAATTTCCAAAGGCGTATCCAACAGTTTCGATAGAGTTAGGCACCGTCGTTGACGCAAAGATTCGCTCGGCGTCTCTGTCTATCTTGTTGAATTGTCTCTTTACGTTTTCAAAGAGCGGAAATCTGAGTCTGATATTTACATCTTGCAGGTCTCTCCAGTCTCCGTTTTCGTCTCTGAGAGAAAATCGGAAAATTCCAAGGTCGTAATTCTGGCGGTCGATAGGTACGAAGTTTGCGTTCAGCAGCCAATTTTCTGGGAACGGAACGACTTGAGGTTGCTTTACAGAGAGAAGCTCAGAGTAAAAGCGCTCAAAGTTAAATCCGCACTCTTCAAAGTCTACTTTAGTAAGCTTAGAAATGAATCTAGGCTTATATTTGAAGTCTGAGATTATCATAATATTCCTTTTGGGTTGAGTAAGACCAAAGAATAATATAACCGCGAACCCGAAGGTTCGCGTGTCATATTTGATTTAATGGATCCTTACTGGATATATCGTCAGGTCTTTGATTTCTATAGTCTTCACTTGTTCGTCTACAGTGGACTCTCTGATAGCATCTAGAATAGCCAGATCCGCAGGGTTAAAGATCTTTATCCGTTTGCGGTTAAAATTCTGGTGTTTAATTATTCCGCTGCTAATCAAGACAAGCCACCACAGATCAGAACTTCCATAGACATTTTTGGCAAGTAGTTCCGGACGATAGAAGTACTTCTCTTCGACCGTAATCTTCATCAAGTGATTCTCAATGATGTTGTGAAATCTCTGGAATACCAAGAACGGGTTATCCATTGTGACTCCACTGTCTCCAAAGTGCAAATCTGTAGACAGGTTTGAAGCTACCCACGGATTGCTCTTAGCAGACGATATATTTTGGTCAATGTAAATACTGTCCGCACTGTCAATTATTTTTTCCATAAAAGCCTCTTAGAATTTCTTGTAGTACATCTGGAATCGCTCAAAGTACTGGCGGTTCCAATAAGTACTCTTTGTAAGAGCAAAGTCGCAAGTTCCTCTGGCCTTGGCAGCTTGATAGGCATCCCAATCTACAACCTCATCTACAAAGCGAATAAATCGCCTGTCGAGCTTAGAAGTTCGAACCCAACCGCTGAATAGCACATGCCATAGCTTGCGGTAGAGTCTGTCTTCTGGAAGGTTATCATAGAAACTGTCGTCAATCGCCAGAACCTTTGCATTACGAAATTGTGGGTGCAGAACATCACAAGCAATGAGATCCCGAACCCACCAACTACGGTTGATAAGCGGCGTACCAAGGTGGATATCCCACTCTTCGCCTACTTTTTCTACATAATAGTGGAACGGAACATCTCCGCTCATAAGATCACTTCGGTAGTAATCGTCCACCGCAGTGTATGTATAGTCATTGTTGCGCTTGAGCCACGGCTTAAATCTGAAAGGCTTACTATCCTTTACCATGTTGTGGAATGGAGTAAGAATCCACCCCGGATCATAGTTCTCTAGGATAAGGTCTTCATAATTTAACAAGCGCTTTGGGGTTTTGTTAAATTGTATCATAATATCGATGTCATGGAAACGTTTCCAGTGGATCCGGCTGTAGACCTTGCACCAAAGGTAGGCACAGGATTTACAAAGCTCGTCTTGATGCAGTTGATAATGCTAGAACAGTATGACTCCATAAAGGAATCTACCGAATCACTCTTGGGATCAAATGGCGGAAAGATAGTCGTGATAATTCCTGCCGGGCCAAGGGCCATAGGAGCAAAAGTAATTCCGTTAGAAGTTTCTCCGTTGCTTACCATTCCGCCCTTGATGGCTAGGCCTAATTGAAAGTCGAATAGCTCTTTTGTAGGCGCCGGAAGGAAGTTAAATGACAAAAAGGTTAGCTTGCCCTTAAAGTCTGTTTCAGGGTCTGGAACAGGTGGCGTACCCGGAATCATTCCGGCATAGGCCAAATGGATTTCCATATTGTTGACTAAGTATTCCTTGATGGTACTCTGATACTTGTCTCGAATTTGGTCTCCGGCTTTGCCTGCGTCCATTCCTCCCAAAGCATCCTTTAAAGCTTTGGCTAAATCCTTTCCATTCATGCTCATAGTTATTCCTTCTTTGGAACGTACGTTTCGCCCTTTAGGTCAGATATTCCGGCTTGCTGACCACCATGAGGAAATCCTCCAAGCGGACACATTCCGACAATGTTTGGTTGCCAAAGTACTGCTCCGACCGGAGTTTGAACGACGATTTCGTTAGCTCCAACGGTGAGTTTGTCACCAGTGATGTTAATAGCTCCGTCGCTCTTCATAGAAATCTTAGCAGCCGAACTCTTGGTCATGACTTCTATAGTTCCTTCCTTAGAGTCAATCTGAATTCCGGATCCATCAGGAAGCTCTACATAAAATTGGTCGTCAGAGTATTTCTTGTCTTTTTCTTTGAATTTAAATCCAATCTTGGATCCACCAGCTGTTTCATGGATGATAGCGTTGTTGATATCAACAGTACGCTTGCTTCTATCTCCGGGTCCAAATGGAAGATAATACAGCTGAGTAGGATCATTATCAAGAAAGAATACAAAGACAGAAGATCCAACAGGAGGAATTAACCATTCTCCGTAATTATCACCATTTCTAGTAGCTCTCTTAGCCCATAAATAATTAATACCATTTATATTAGCTGTACCAGATATAGAATTATTATCATCTATTTTATTAGTAGAAGGAGTTATCAATTTAGATTTCTCTTCACTAGAAGAATTAGCCATCAAGCCCATTACTCTAGAGATGAATACTCCTACTCTACCTTCTTTCTTGGGGTCATTTCGATTAAGGACTACGCCTTCCATTAGGCCATCCAAACTGACTCCGGGTTTTAGAATGTCTGCGAGACTCATGACTCTCCTTTATTCACATTGAACAAACTACTACATTGAAGAGTTCAACTATGAATCATGCAGGTAAAATATGGCAAATCAAAAAACTCAACAAGAATTGGAAGAGCTTCTAAAGCTTTACAAAGAAGAAAAATGCGAGCTTCAGAATACGATTGACCGTTCTAAAGACCGTATTACGGAGCTTGACGCTAAGATTGATGCTGTCAATCAAGAGCTTAGTGGGCAAACTGACTTGTTTGAAGGACTAATGGACTAAATCAATGGCTATACAGTTTGACCCAATTCAACTTGAAGCTATCGCAGCTGTAAAGAAGTGGTTTACTACTGGCTTGTCTGAAAAGCGATACTTCACTCTGGCCGGACGAGCCGGAACAGGAAAGAGCACTATCATTCGTGAAGCTATTACAGGCTTGATGCTAGGCCCAGATGACGTAGCATTCGTAGCTCCGACAGGTAAAGCCGCCGAAGTGATGAAGTCTAAGGGTATATCAGGTGCTCGTACCCTTCACAAGTTGATTTACATCCTCAAGGATGAAATCGACAAGGAAAAAGAAAAGATCCATATCGACGGGATTGAAGACATCATTCAGCGCATGAAGAATGGCGAGAATGTCACAAGTGAGCTTCACTCCAAAATCAATAAGGCTCGTGTATCTGTAACGGCAGACCGTCCTGATTTGGAATTCATCTTGAAGCCAGAACTTCCGGGCAATTACAAGCTAATTGTCGTTGACGAAGCTTCTATGGTGGATGACCGCCAGATTGAAGACCTTGAAAGCTTTGGGGTTCCAGTCTTGTATATCGGCGACCATCGTCAGCTCAAACCGGTAAAGGGCTTCAATAGCCGTATCTCTGAGCCAGATATCACTCTCGAAGTCATCCATCGTCAAGGTGGTGACAGCGGAATTCTGACTCTTGCTAACCGTATTCTTGATTCTATGAATGGATACGTTCCTAGGCAATGGACTAATACCCAAGATACTATTATCATGAGCTTTGGAAGCTTTATGGACAGGTTCGTAAGATACGGAATTGAATGGCCTGACCAACTTCTCTGCTGTAAGAATGCAATCCGTCAAGCTCTCAATGCTTATGTCCGAAAGAAGATGGGCTTCACTAAGCCTATTCCGGAAGTGGGCGACAAGCTCATCTGTCTTCGAAACAACTACGATATGGACTTGTACAATGGTCTTCAAGGAATCGTAGAAGAAGTTGACGACAAATTGGAAGATGAAAGTATCCTTGGCATAAAGTTCCGTAGGCTCAATGGCGAATCTTCTTATGTCATGATTGACAAGAGTATCTTTGTGCCGGGACTTCCTCCAGCTCCGAAGGGTACAGACTTGTTCGATTTTGGCTATGCCGTGACTGTTCACAAGAGTCAGGGTAGCGAATGGAGAAATGTCTCGTATATCTCCGGATTCTTCGGCCAAGAAACAAGATCCTTGAATTATACAGCTGTAACCCGAGCAAGTGAGAAGCTCGTAGTTGTAAGACCTCCTTCCTCTGAAGAAGTTCAAAGACTCCTCTCTTTAATCTAAAAAAAGAACGGTCACCATAAGGTGGCCGCCTTCTTTTTGTTTAGTGGTTATTAGAAGTATCTCATGGCATACAGATAGAGCTTGCCTTCTTGGCTATCCGGATCTCCGGAGAAGACAAAACTTTCGCCGAGACTTTCACGCTTTTTGAAGAACCCGTCGATGGTAGCATCAAAGCTGCCGTTGCTGATTTCCTCAAGAACTGCGGTGAAGTTTTCATTGAAATTGGTGTCTGCCAGACCGTACAACTGTTGGCGTCCTTCCTTCTTGCGGCGATAATCGCAGGCAGTACGGATAAGACCAGTTACACAGTTAGTTACCACTTCTTTATGAATTGTGGCCATAGTAGTACCTCCAAGTACATGAAAACAGACGCGACATTGCATCTGGGACAAATCTTATTTCATAATTGTCCATAGTTTAATATACAGCGGATCTTAGAAAATCTACGAAAAAAAAACGCTAGCCTAAGCTAGCGTACTTCTATATGCCCTTTTGTAATAGGATCTTTGTGTACTTAGGCGCGAGTTCTATGAAGTCCTCTGGATGCGCTTTGATCTCGTCAAACAGGTAGTCTACCATTTCCTTGTGAAGCATAGAAACGGAGCTATAACTATAAGACAAGACTTTAAACGCTCTATCGGTCTCAAGAAGCTTGCGTATCATAATGAAAGATCCAATGGAAATCGTTAAATCTCCAAGATCCCTTCGTGGTATAACAACATGCTCACAATCTTCAGTAAGGTATCTGATAACTTCATTCGCATCTTTCCATAGGGCAATTCGCTCAATGTTACTTGCCAGTTCGCTAATCTCTATCCCTATATCCCTTGACTCTCTGATTTGTTTCAACTCTGTAACAAATTGGTTGATCTTTTCTTTCTTGGAATCAAAGTACTCAGGGGCTAAGATAGCTTCAACCGACATCATCTTTTGCTGACTTAAAATTGACATCATCTTTTCCTGATCTAAAATGGGCATGACTTCTCCGATTTCTCGACGTAGTATCTAGCCAGCCCGTCGATCTTCGGAGTGTTTAGCCATTCGACTGGATTAGTCTTGATATCGTCTAGAACCATCTTTTTCATTATAAGCACCGTGTTCGGATTAATGATGTTACTAATCGAATCGGTGCTAAGAAAGATCGTCATAGCGTTGTCCATATTACCAAAGAGGATATTCCATACCCTTCCGACTGCTTGAATGTACGAGTCTTTGAAGTTGTAGCCATCCAGACATTGAAGTCCATTTAGGCTCTTGTTGTGATCATCTTTAAGGCTATTCCGAACAATCTTTATAGTCTCAAAGATGAACTCAATTTCTTGCATGGCAATATAAAACGTTTTGTCGATTTCGATCCCTTTAAGGAAGTCTAATCTTGCTTTCTCTTCGGTCACTGTGAATCCTCCATTATCATCAGCAGGCAAGTATGGGCTACTTCCGGCAATTCTCGATCTGACATTCATTGACATCGTTTTCTCCGTCGTTGTTCAAGAGGAATTTGGCAGATTTGATATACTTCATCCATTCAGTAGGATTAGCCTTGATTTCCTTGGTCAGTTCGGCTGTCAAGAAGCTTACGCGACCATTCAGGTTATCATACTTATTCTTGCTAAGTATACTGTAGATCCTAGAAGTCAAGAAGGTTTCAGTGTAATTCTGCCAATGTTCGCAAGCATGAGGAGCATCAATTTCCGCTTCAAGCTTGTACTCCATTTCCTTCATGAACATTTCAACATTCTTAAGGATATAGAGCCGATTGTTGGTAAACATTTCTTCCTCAATCTTTCTAAAGAGATCTACGAGGCTGCAAACCTGCAAATGAATGAATGCGTCAATTTCAGTCGGACTAAATGCCATCGGTATTTACCCACTCAAAGGTTTTAGCTTCTTCTTCATCAAGATATTCCTTCTTGATATGCTCTTCGAGTTCTTTGATACTCTTGAGCTTCGAAGATCCGCTACTTTTTAAGGTGAAATGGCCCTCAAGGACAATATCATCCTGAGTCTCGTACTCGTCGCGGATAAGCTTTTCAGCATCTCTGGCCAGCTGAATCCAGACACGAGTTTCGTATTCAGGATAGGCGCACATCATTTCAGCTGCGCCTTCGACATCATCCTTATCATGACCAACGAGGTATCCTGCAAGGCCGCTATCCCACTGGTCAACCTTTCCGCTTCCACGATAGAAAGAGATTCCAGAGTGGATATACGCACCCATCGGGATGGCATTCTCCCAATTAGGATCCGGCTCTCCCGGATACGGCTGGTCTTTTCCAGATATTTCATAACGGCTAAGATTAGAGTAGAATTCTACGCCTTCCGGCCAATTTTCAGACAATGAAATTTCGTCCGGGTCTTCTACTGTAACTAAGGCATAAACCTTGGCACCAAACTTCGTACTTTTGAATTGTGCGATCAATCCTTGCTTAAACATTAAAATCTCCTTGTCATTTTGTTAGGATCTAGCAAGAACAAAGTCTTGTCGTCGACAATTGTGTTGATATACTTTTCTTCTACCAAGTCATCCATAAGAACCGTCTGGTAAACTCCAGCATCCAAACGATTATTACGAATATCGGAGATGAAGCAATTAACTTTGTTGATACCGAATTCGGCCATCATTCCGGGCTCAATTGCTCGATCATAATCTTCTCGTTTCAAAAGGCCATCAGCAATAGCCCCGTTGATAGAAAAGCCTTTTGTACAGATCGATCCGTGATTGCCATCAGGAATTTCCAACTTGGCGAAGAGCTTCTTGGCTAGGAATGGCTGGATATCAAAGCAGTCCTTCCATCCCCATGTGTAGAAATGTACCCTGTAAGGGCGAATGTTGTTCTTCGCAACTCGGCTGTATGCTTCATTAATATCGGAATACATCTTAATTGTATTCCGAATAAATTCACAATTCCGCTCAATGAAATTGCAGTTGTCGAGATCATCGATGATCGTTCCTTCGATATCTAGGTAGATCTCAGCACCAAATTTTATTTTGTCGTCTTTCATTTTTATCTCCTTGGGTTGTTAGAGCAAAGAATAATATAAATATGGAAATCCTGAAGGATTTCCATATTCTTTAAGCTCTGGTATTGCTGATGTCATCTAGATCATCTTGCGAAGTATAAGGATTCTTTCCGCCCTTTTCTACAAACAGCATGAAGCTCTCGATGCCTTCAACTGTTCGGCTAATGTCCTGATTAAGAAGACGATAAACATAGGACTTGTACTTCATAATCACGTCCATGTAATGTTCGACTTGTTCAAGCTGCGCCTTAACTTGTTCGGCTCTAGCAGTATCTGCAAGTCTAGAGGTCTCGATGCTATGACGCTTCTTTCTGGCTTCATTAAGAAAATTTACAGCATCGACAACAGTCTTGCTCGGTTCGGCGCTTGGACTTGTAGCAGCCTTAATGACAAAATCTAGCTGTGACAGGATCTTAGACTTTCCTTGAATTAAGATGCACTTAAGAGGCTTACTTCCGGCAGTGTATATGTCCTGTCCGCACTCGTAAACATCGTACATATCACTAAACTTTTCTCGATCTTTGTCCATTTGATCTTCGGTGATTCGGCTTGAGCTAGGATTTTTCATAGCTGCAAGATACTTCCTTGTAACATTCTTGAAGTAATCAACATACATCAAAGATCTTACGCCTCTGGTGGCCCAGCCAGCTTCTCCGATATCAGTCTCTTTCAAAGCAGAAATTTCGGATCTAAGCTTCTTGAGTTTATCAACCTTACTGCGAATGCCAAAATTGCTAAAAGCCAAGAGAATATTATCTGGACTTAGCATTCTCTTGTAGTTATTATTCATATTGTCAATAACTTGGCCGAAACCCATAGATCTTCCTTTGTTTAAATTCAATAAGGTGTTAAAAACGTCCTATCCTTGTAGGATAGGACGATATGAGTAAGACGATAAAGTCTCTTATTCTGCACCAAAGTTGCCAACGTTTTCGGTCTGGAGGCAAGCAATGGAAGCGAAGGAGCTCAAGGTAGCGGCGGCATATTCAAGCACACCTGCACCGAACCAGCGGTCAGCTGTAAAGCTCTGTTCGACAGTCACGCCTTCCTGAGAACCCTGCTGGAAGTTCAGGTGAGAGCGCTGAATCTTCAGAGGTTGGACGTTCGTGTAGTACGTTGCATCTTCGATATCGTAAGCAATCTGACGAGCAGCTTCGCCAATCTTACCGGCAGACGGCTTGAGCTGGACGTAAAGCAATTCGCCAGTATGGTTACGAGCACAGTAATCTACGCCATGTTCCGACGGATAAGTAGCAATACCGGAGTGCGGGTCACGGATAGAGCTTACCCAGTAGTTGTAGGCTTCGATAATCGGAGAACCAGCATATTCGTTGTGGCTCATGGTGAAGCCAGAACCCTTAGAACCGATGGCACCGCTGAACTGGCTTTCGTTGCCAGTAAAGCCGATCTGAACGCCGACAGGAGAGATTTCGATGTCGTCGTTACCCTGGAAGCTCTTAAGGTTCTTTTCCGTAATAGCCGGGAAGTAGTCGAAGGTCTTAGTGAACCAAGACGGAAGACGAATCCACTTGATGAAAGCATAACCAGTGATCAGCGGGTCAAGAGGAAGGGTCTTAGTATTGAATCCACCAGTGTAGAAGGTATCGGTCTTTGCCTGTCCAGCGCTATCGTTGTGGAGAGAAATAGCGTTCGTGGCTCGACGTAACCCGTAGTTTGATCCTTTATAGGCCATAATGTTTGTCCTTGTTTAAAGAAAAAGAAGAAAGAGGGGCGAGAGATTCGCCCCATCTTTCAGGGAAGGTTACACACGGTTCACGATAAAGTTAAACGCAAAGCGTTCAATGATATCTGTGAACGCGACGTCCACGTCAACACGGCAAATACGCTGCTGGCGGTCGTAGTCAGAAGTATTGATCACCGGAGTGATGTACTCGTAGCCACCTGCCATTACATAGCTTGCCGCGATTTCGTTGAGTTCGGTCTGGAGGAGACCATAAACATCGGAAGTCGCAAACTCGCTACGGTAAGAACGGCTAGCAGCCACCATGCTACGACGGAGACGCAACAGAGTGCGCACCGGATGAATGAGGGTCAAGGGGGTGTTCTTAGTCTGGGTCGTCAACTCGGTCGCGAACAACGTAGCGATATTATCGCGTTCGATGTAGTTGATCTGGTTGCGATAGAGCTGATCCTTTTCAGGTTCAGTCGGAATCCAGCTTACAGAGTTAAATCCAGAGATAACGCCACGGTTCGGGCCGACAAAGTTAACTGCCGGGCTATAAGCCGTATCGTTCATCGGGATCTTGCTTGCCAAGAAGAAGGTCGGAGTGACCTTAACCGGCTTGCCGCTCCATTCATCGGTAATTTCCAAGTGCTGTGTGAAGATAGAGGTGTAGAACGTATCATAGTTCATCTCGTTCTTACGCATGTCAATAGCCTGTTGAGCATTGGCCGTGGAGATACCTTGGTCAAGAATGGTCACGCAGTCCTGACGGATAACAGAACTCAAGTCGTTCATTGCCGTCTTGACCATAACTGGGTAGTTGCAGTCCATCACCATGTCGAACACACAGAGGTTGACGTTCGTGATGATAGAGTCTGTCGTACCGTTATAGGCCTTGACAAGAGCCTGTTCGAGCGTAGAGTTCGTTACAAGTTCGCCTTCGTCATTCGTATGTTCGTAGCCCCAACCACGTCCGTACGTACCGCCGTTGAGATACAGCGAGTTACTTCCGGAGAGAGTCTGGAAGAGATACAGAGAAACGAACGGTTCCTTGTAGATTCGAGTTACGCCATCTTCGGCATAGATCGTAGTGTCCAAGTGGCAGAGATTGCTGTCGTAGCCGATAGCACTCATGAGGTTTTCGATCTTGTACTGAGCAAGAGCCGAATCTTCATAAGCTTCGCCGAACACACGTTCATTGAAGGTATCAAGGTCGATCTGGTTGTAGATGAGCTTGACAACAGCATCAACCGGAACCACGATTTCGTTGCCATCTTCGTCTTCCACAGGCTTGTTGTCCGCAGTACGGATACCAAGCTTAGCGTCAACAAAGTTAGTGAGGTTGTCGTAGTTCACCACGCAAGTAAGGTACTTGGAGAAGCGATTGACCACATCTTCGATGAAGAGGCTTTCCTTAGAAGCGGACACTGCATCCGGATCAAGAGAGACCTTGAAGGTTTCACGGGAGATTTCGCCGCCATCAACCTTTTCAGAGATAGTGAGCAAGAACATGCTCCATTCCGTGTAGGTACGATCAAAGGAATCATCGTAAGCCAAGCTGACCGAGAGACGGTTGTACCACTTACCAGAACCCTTCGGCAAGAAGCGGAGGAATTCAACGTAGCTAGCAGACGGAGCACGAAGTTCCGTTTCCGTGACGGTTGTAATCTTGTCGAGCGTAGACCCAACCACGCGACCTTTGGTAGAGTTAGCGCGCTGTTCAACAACTTCCGGATCATCAGCTTCGTATTCGTCACCCTGAATGTCAAAGACCGTGAACGGCGTAGCTACAAAGCCGATAGCATTATAGACAGCGTGTTCGTAGTCCGGATTCGGTTCGAAGTTGCCCTTAGAGCCAACTCCATTGTAGTACGTTTCAACGAACAATTCCGGATAGAAGGCATATTCACCAGTGTTCTTACCCTTGAGGGCGACAGCATGTTCCGGATCTTCTCCCAAAGCCATAGCCGTGAAGAAGGATGTATCGAATGCCGTAGCGCAGTAAGAGAGCTTGACGCCCCAGAAGCTATCGCCATCGATATAAGCCATCTTAGAAGACGGAGCAAAGTGAACTTCAGCGATTTCTTCGTTAGAGCCACCATTGCCTTCGATAGTGTTATTGACAGCTGTAAGCATGTCAGTAACGAAGGTGTTGATGATCAACGTGATACGCCATTCTTCAGAACCTGCGACGTTAAGGTCACGATCGTCGTTATGCGTAACATACAGGCCATAGTCTCCGATAAGATCCTTGTACGGACCGTTGTTACCGAAGTCAGACGGAAGCACAGTGCGAGGCACAGAAGCCTTAAGGACATAGCGGCCACGGCGGTCAGTTCCGGTAGCTAGTTCAAAGAGGTTCTTGTAGGAAGGATCAAGGTTCTGGTATTCAGCGTAGCTGAGATAACCGCCTTCCAAGTCGAACGTTACGACTGTTTCGCCATCTTCGGTCTTAGCGAACTTCATGAAATTGCGACCACCAATCTTGTTGAAGAAGCTCAAGAGTTCCGCAGCAATGATATTGGTAGAGGTTTCATCCGTTACGCCAAAGCCTTCGACCTTGACATCACTCAGCGATTTGACCTTGGCAGTCATTGTATATTCCAAGATCGGCTTGGAAGCATAGTCAGAAGAGCCGTAGACATACTGAGCAGGTTTCAATTCCTGATTCGGGAAGATGTTAGCAAAACGGTTCGGAGCCTTAGCCAGATTGAAGGATGCTGCTTCCGGAGACGTAATCGTCTTGGAATAAAGCTGATTTCCGTTATTGTCGCTAACGAAGAAGAGCTTTTCAGTCTTGTAGCTACCCGTGCTCGGCACGGAAACAAGGACTTCCGGGTTAGTAGCCGTAAAGGTTGCGCTGTTGCTAGAACCTTCAGCGGAAATTGCTTCGCCAGTGCTGGTGACAAGAACATCGCCATCACCAGTTGCCAACGGAATGTCAGCAGACGAGATACCGAACTGAGCGCCAAGAGCAATCAGCTTGTTATCAAGGCTGTTAGCGAACATCCAGTCGTTGAATTCCTGAATGGTCAAAGCAGGCTGGCTTACCTTAAGGACGTCACCGATGGTCTTCATTTCACGTTCGGAAATCGGACGGACAGAGCCAACCATTGCCAAGCTGGTGTAATTCTGCGGATCGAAGTAGTAGACTTCGAAGCTATCGCGCCATTCGGTTTTGGAAGCTCCAGAGTAGATCTGCTTCAAGCAGTTATCGCCAAGAGCAGCAACTTCGGCCTTGAGAAGAGCAATGAGGTCGGAAGTATGATATCCGTTTGCTTCGCTGAAGCGCGGAGAAGCTTCGTCAAGGTGGCAAAGAAGCTTTGTAGCAGTAAAGCGTTCCATGTCGCCAATAGCTGCATAGCTCTTGTTGTCGCTAGCCGTTACGTAAGCTGCAATCAATTCTGGAATGGTATCGACATTAGCTTCGCTTCCGGCAGGAGCAGAACCGACAAAGTTGGCTTCAACAACAATCTTAACTGCATCGAATGTGGTCGGATCCTGAGCTTCGGTGGCCGGAATTTCAGCCATCTTGATAGCCTTAGCCTTGCCATTCGGAGCATTCGTGTAGCCAATTTCCGTAGCAACAACAGAGCTTTCATTGAACCATTTGAATGCACCCGATTGAGTAGATGCAGCATCGTCAATGCGCCTCTTGTTAAGAATATAGTAGAACTTCTTGTAGCCGCCTTCAACAAAAGAATAGTTGAAGTTATCAACAGTTGCTTCAAAACGAATACCAACAGAGTCGTTGCTAACCATCGGAACAGCACGCTGTGCGATAGCCTTGTACTTCTTGCCTTCAGGCTGCTTGAGGTTTTCAAGCATGATTTCGTCTTGGGTCATCATGCCCATAGCCACGATCGGTTCGTACTTGCCGTCAACGAGTTTTGCGGCATAGTACAACGGGAAGACAGCCGAGTTACCAGAAGCCTTGCCCTTGACCATAGTCATGTGGCCATCGCCATCCGGAGAATATCCGTTCCAGACCTTAATCTGGTTTTCAGAACGTTCGAGACGCTTGAATTCGGTTTCGTCGTTAGCATATTCTGTATCAGCTCGATAGCCGATACCAACACTAAGACCAGCAAAAGTTTCGTCATCCGGGACTACACGAATCACCCAAAGGCCACCACCAGCACGAAGCCACTGGATAGCATTCAAGCCGCTCTGCCCATACTTGTTATAGTTGGGTTCGCCGAAATTGAACGTGTACTCCGAGGGAGAACTAATGTAAGTAGCCTCATTAGGCATACCCTTCTCGGCTTCGAGCGCAATGAATTTATTGGACAATCCAGATGCTGACACGGTCAACACGGCGTTGTCGATAATTCTGCTCTCCGAGTGGGGATGGATGTACTTCATATCAGTACTCATACTGTCCTCATTTGAGTAGATTGTTTTTTAGTTTACGGACTTCGGTGGAAGTCCGCTTGTGGATTTGTTACCTAATGAAAAGTTTTCCCTACCTTTATAGATTCTACAAAATTTAAAAAGCCAAGCTTTGTGGCTTGGCTTTTAGAACTAAAAATAAAGAATTTCTTCGGTAGGGGCTATAGTCTCTTCCCGGCCCGTTTTGGAGTTGATAAGACCGCTAAGAATCGCATCACCAATGTTTTCGAAGGCAAGACCTCCAAAGGTACTAGCCATTGCCGGAAGCTCATTGATCTTTATAGTCTGGTATCCAGATTCTGCTCCGGTCTTTCCGGCTACCATTCGGAACGGAGTGCGCAGATCCTTTTCGTCACGGGCAAGTTCGCCCATCAAGAGTTCTACGATAGAGTCTGGCACACCGATATTCACGCCGTTAAAGGAAGCGTTCTGAAGAAGATTGTTCGGAAGTTCGCTGTACTTAAGGTTGTTAGGAATCTTGCCGTTCAAGATGAAAGTCAAAAATCTGTTAGCAGCTTTAGAGTTTTGAACGTGGATTGCATCCTTGAAAAGAATTTCTCCCTTGTGCGCTGTAAACACCCTATATTCTTCAGGAACAGAGTCAAGCTTAGAAAACGTCCTTGTGACCTTGGAGTTTTCAGTGCTCATCACATGCACGAACACCGGGCAGTTCATTTCCCAGAGTTCCGGAGTCTTCAGGCTGCTATCCCAAATTTCAAGGGTCATGATGCCAACCGTGTCAATCTGATTTCCAAGCTCTACAGCCATGTCGATACCGAAATAGTACGATGGAATGTACACATTAATCTTTTCGGCTTCGACGATATAGTCATTATTTTGGACTTTTAAGTACTTCATAACAATATCAAGTTTTTATGAATCCGGTAGGCCACAAGAGCCTACCGGACGCATATGATTGTGAGGACAACACGTTAAATTACATCAGCTTCCTTGATATGGAATTCAACCACCGAATTGAAATCCTTAAGGGAGTTGCTGAACACTTCAAGAGCTTCAAAGTCAACCTTTTCAAGCTCTTCCTTGGTCATAGACCTTGCTGCCGCGATCGATGCTGCAACAGCATTAGCATTCTTGGTAAGCTGAAGACACAGCGGAGCCACGTCATAAGAACCTTCAGTCTTGGCGAGAGCCTTGACAGCAAGGAGGACATGATTACCAATGGTATCGAGCAAGTCGTGGTTAGCCATCTTGAGAGAATTGAGGGCGTCAGCACAGTTGACGTTGGTCAAGTCCTTCCCAAGAATGGAATTAAACCACTTCTTTGCTTCTTCGATAGCTTCAGTATCTTTACGAAGGGCTACACAGTTTTCGGCGACGTATGCGTTCGCAAGCTTCTTAAGATCAAAAGCTTCAAGCACATTTGCAGTCAAACGAAGAGCTGCGCGAATCTTAATTTCTTCTGTCTTTGCAGCACGGCGACGGGCCTTACCGGACTTTCCTTCCTTACCGATGAACACCTTAGGCTTAGCAAGATAAGCTTCAGGATTTTCCATCGTGAGACGGAGCTTGCGATAGGAATTGCTGAAGAATTCCATAAAGTCCTTAAAGGTGTGCTTAGCTAGAGTGCTATCGGCTTCAGCCTGAAATTCATCAAGGGAAACTTCGCCTTTATCAAGCTTATCGCCGAGATTATCCAAGTCGCTTTTGAGGTTGCTGACTTCTTGGTTGAGAACCTTTTCAGATTCGACTTCTTCTGTGGTGGGGGTATTGTTATTCATTAGGTTTTCCTTTGTAGCGCTCAGAGAGCAAAGAGTAAACTTTCATGGTAAGCTGACGAAGACTGTCAGGATTTTCCAAGATGTCGCCGATGTATGCCTTCTGGAGATCCGGAAGGTTTACGGTTTCAAACTCGTCAATCACGACAGCATTGTGCCATTCGTCTTCAAGACCTTTAGTGAGTTCAGCCAAGAAATCTTCGACTTCGAAGCTTCCGCTCAAGATATCCTTAGCGATATTATCGATTCGGTCAAGTACAACTGCACAGTCGAGGCTCTTGGCCTTACGGCGAGCGTCCTTAGCTCCAAGATCCTGACGGTTGACCAAAGGCTTATAAGTCTGGACCAAAGCCTTGAAATTCTTGCCGACCATGTTATACACAAAGTTGACAAGGTTTTCTAGACGATAAGTCACTAAGAATTTGTACAGAGCTTCGAGGAAGCTTTGAAGCTCGCTAGCTTCCAGATCTTTAAGATTCCCAAAGGTATTAGATTCTTCAGAAACACCAAGATAGGTCTTCATGATGCTAAAGATCTTCTGGCGAATGTCGCTCAGATAAACATTGACAACATTTAGCTTCTCTGCGTTCTCTACAGCTTTCTCAGAAAGGTTCTTCTTCAAGATAGAGATAGAGTTGAACAGAGGGCTAAACTTATCTTCAGGCTCATATTCAGCAATATGATTAAGATTCTGAATCTGGTTCAGCAAGGCATCTTCCATAGTTCGGATGTCCGGACTAATGGTAGAGCTATTACTAGTAATATCCGCATAGTTATCTATGGCTTCAAATTTGTCAAAGACTTCATTTACTGGTTTTTCTAGCATTTTATAGCCTGTTAAGTGAGAAAATTTTCATGGCCTTGTTGTTAGACTCTTTGAGCAAGTCTTCGAACGTTCGTGTCTTTTCTGTAACTACAGTTGGACGGACGCGATTCTCATCTTCAGCCCTGCGCTCTTGGTTAGCATAGCGCTTTCGCCTAAAGATGTTCATCGATGTAAAGGTCATGGCGTATCTTCCAATTAGGTAAGAGAAGATATCGTCGTCATGCTCACCTTGAGTGTGCTCGACCTTTCCATTCTTTTTACGTTCCAAAGTTTTGAGTTGCTTATGGATCCAACGGCTGCGAAGCTTAGACGGCTCCTCGACCACATACAAAAATAAGTTCGAAATCATAGAATCTCTAGAGCTTAGATTGGTATTGATACCATATTCGCGCTTCTCCCTCGGACCCTTAATCATAGAGCCGTCAGGCTTATTATCACGAACTACGGTGTAGAATACCTTGGGTCGAGTAATGGGATTTTCAAGAAGAGTCGTAATGACGTCAAGTCCATAGGAGTTTCGTTCTACCACGATGGTAGAGTTAGGGAATATCCTTTCGGACACCTTCCCTACGATTCTAGCGAACGGAATTGGCACAATACGATTGGATCTGAAATATCCTATGGTATGGCCATCAAAAGCATCCAAGACAGTCATTGAGCTAAAGTCATCACCGGATCCGGATCCAACGTCACAAGATAGAATCACTGGAGCATAGTAATCCACCGTCTCTAAGAGCGTAAGCTTATGGTTGCCAGTATCAAAGATAGGCATAAACAATTCGTTTTCTTCTTTGACGACGTACTGGTCAACTGCTTCAAGCTCTTCTTCGGAGAACGGGCTTTTATCGGACGAGAGAGTCCATTCGAGGTCAATTTCGCGCTTAATCTTAAGACGATCATGACCAAGTTCACGGCACTGTTTACGATACCATTTCTGGTCTCTACCAAGCTGTTTCCAAGTAAACTCAATGTGGACAAAGTCATTCTCGCTGTTCTTATCTACGTAATCAGCAAGCTCGTTGATCGGCATATCGTAGAAGATCTTTTCATCAAAGTCCACGGCCCCGTTAATAATGGTAGTCTTGCAGTACTGTCCGGACGGAAGGTCGATGCTGTTCGGCGTAGTGGTAATGCACTTCCAATGAGGGCTGTTGTTCTTCTGAGCAGCTTCAGAAGCGGCAGACAGAGCCGGAGCAGCGGCGGCGTACATAATCCAATTATAATCCAAGAACGCAAATTCGTCACACCACAAGATGGGAATCGTAAGACCACGACCAAGCTTGTCAGCGTCTTCTTCGGAAGTAGCAGACGGAAGGGCCGTGATAGTATTGTTAAGATGTTCTTTACGAGTAAAGGTCTGGAAGTTTTCGTGGTCTTTCTTAGGATGCTTAGGCTCAATCATCCATTCAGGCAAGAGACGGATGATATCTTCAAAACGCTGGAGGTTCTTCTGAGCGTCAGAGAGTTTCTTGTTCGCAAACACGATATCGGAGTTCATCGTGCCGAAGAAGAATACCCAAGCCATCACGAAGTTAACGCCAACGGTCTTACCGTTCTGACGTGGAAGAAGTTCTACAACCGAAAGATTGTTTAATAGGCAGTAAGTAAGTGCGAGATTTCCACGATGGAGTTCATACTGGGTAGTACCGCCCGGAATATTAAGACGCGCTACTTCGCGAAGGAAGTACCACGGATTAATCTTGCACTCTTTAATAATCTTTGCTCTAAGAGCCGGATCTACGACATGGTATGGATCTACGCCGTCTAGATCTTTATCATACAAAACAAGGAAGAACTTGTTGTTCTGTATTCCTCTATCCTTTAGAAATTTGTGCATACGAAGAAAGCTTTTATTCTTCGTAAGTTGGTAATGTATTTCAGGCATGGTAGGCGCTTCCTAGGTTGTTCATTACGGAGTTCAAACAAGATAAAGGGCATAACCCTGAAGGTTATGCTCTTTAATCTTTTGTCGACGATTAGCCGATGTGAGTATCCGTCGGGAGGTACGGAGACTGACCAGCGTAAGACATTTCTGCTGCGCTGTTGTTGGTAATCGTGATCTTGCCGTAGCCCGGAAGGACTTCCTGGAAGGTGTAACGACGGTGGCACATGATCGTCGGGACACGACCAGTATTCGGGCTGTTGTAGCCAGAACCCGGCTGTTCAACCGTGAAGGAGTACGGATAGAACTTCATGGTCATCTGATCTTCGTCCGTCGGGATGAACACCATACGGATGAAGCCCTGCGGAACGTTCGGAGAAGCGACCATGTTGTAGCTGTAGATGCCTTGGAAGGTACCATAGCTGTAGTTGGAAGTAACACCAGAGTGTTCGCGACCTGCACCATTCTGGAAGACCCAAGAGACTTCCGGGAAGAGGTGAGCATCCAACGGGTTGCAGATAAGGCTGAAGTAGCCACGTTCGTAATGGTACTTGTTGATGATTCGGGCGGACACGTGGTCGATGAGGCCCGGAAGCACCTTCTTCCATTCGACCGGGTTGAGGTTATAGGAACCAACCGGCTTTGCAGAGAAGGCAGTCGTGAACTGGCCCGGATTCTGTTCAATGAAGTCATTGATGTTGACATCGATGAACTGAATAGCGTCAAGGTCAACCTTCTGAGCGATGAAGTTAGACATGACTTCGAGAAGACGAGTAACGCCTTGGAAGTTGAACATACGGAGCAAGTCCGTCACGTATTCGTTCGGAACCGGAGCTTCGATGTGTTCGCCATCGCCGATATCGACTTCCTTGTCGCGGATGTCGAAGCCAACCTGAATGTTAGCGTTGTTCATCATGCTGGACACGAATGCACGAATCATGATGAAGTCGAGCTTACCTGCCACAGAAGTGCCAGAGAAACGACCAGTCTTCACGTCCACGTCGCCGTAGAAGTTATCCTGAAGAGTGATCTTGACAGTGTTGTCAGCAGAACCACCCGTCACGCAGTCACCATCAACTTCGAGAGAGACAGCAACAGTACCCTTGAAGGCCATCACACGAGAAGCAACAGCAATCTTGATGTTGCGGATGAGGTCGTCGCCAGTAATTGCAGTGCCGTTGACAGTCGGAACCTTAGTGAGCTGAACAGCCTGACCGTCAATAATAACGGTGTCGCCGTTGCCCGGAACCTTGAAACCTGCCTGAATAATCGAGAAGTTGACGTCAACTTCATCGTTGCCCATGATAGCCTTTTCGCCCTTAGCGAGAATAGCATCATACTTCGGAGAAGTCGTGCCAGCCTTACGGTAGTTCTTGGTAGCCATGTCGTTACCGGCAATGTCTACGTCCTTACCCGTAAAGAGGTTCATGGAGAAGCAGTTGTTCGTGAATGCGAACTTCACGTCTTCAGCAAGCTTGACCTTCGAAACAGCGTCGCCGATGTCAGCGAGATCTTCCGGAGCGTAATGCTTGATGCCATCGAGCGGATTCATGATCCACGGATGCCAGTAGTTAATCGTGAACTTCGGCTTTTCAACAGCTTCAGTCGGGATTGCCTTCGGCATAGCGAGACGAGCCCAGCTCTTACGGAGCATCGGGGTCGAGAGGAAGGACATCGGAGCAACTGTACCGATAGCGCCGCCTTCGTTGGCGAGGATATCAAGACGGTTGTTCTTTGCCATCTGTGCGAATGCGTCCTTTTCGTCAGCAGCAAGCTGACCAGCAAGGAGTTCAGAATAGCGATTGTAAAGATTTTCATCGCTCACCACTTCCTCGAAGTCTTTAGCACTAAAGACGTTGAGGTCGGTTGTCTTGAATTCTTCAGCGCATTCTTG